ACTTCCAGAATATGTAGAAGTAGTATCATTACCAGTACCACCAAATACTAATCTTGAACCAGTAGACCACTCCTTGAATAAATCATTGTGTTCAACAGCGTCTCTTCGTTTAATCCATACAAGACCTTCATTAGAACCTGACAGATCTATACCATTGCTAATAGTTTGAGAAGAACTTGTACCTGTATAAAGTGTTGTACTAAACTTACCAGTAATACCTGCTGCATCATTACCGTTTACTAACAAAGTAGCACCAGAGTTTGTACCTGATGCTGCTGGGTTGCTTACCTTCAATGTCTTGCTTGCAGTTGGTGTGTAGTTAAACACTCCACCAGTAGATAGATCTAGGGTGTCTATCGCTTTAGTTGTTGAGTACTGATAAACAGTGTCATTTGTAAAACCAACAACATACATCTTTGTACCATCAGGTTTAAAGGTAACAGCTTGTGGTTGAGTTTCTTGAGAACCTACACTGAAATCATCTGCAAACGTGCTTGTACTAATGTCGTAAGGTGTTGAAATAGTATAACGATAGACCTTATCATTTTGATAGCCAATTAGATAAAACTCTGATCCATCAGTATTTAAAAATAAACCACCTATTTCATTATCTTGTGCTGTTGTTTCAAAGGAGCTGTCACTGCTAACACTACTACTAGATATATCCCAGTTAGTACTAAGATCAAAACCATGAACGTCTGTACCTGCATTACGATTTTCACACAAATACATCTTTGAACCATCTGGCTTAAAGAAAATACCTTGAGCATTACTAGATGCCTTATTAGTTGGTAGACTAGAATTAGTAACTTTACTACCTGCTGTAGATAGATCCCAAGGTGTGCTTAATGTAAGTCTTACAAGATTAGTTTGATTAGTAGTTTCAACTATAAATACGTAAGTTCCATCTGGGTGAAAAAACAAATCTGCACCGTTTCTATTAGTACCAACAACATTAAAGTCAGTTAATGTAACGCTATCATAAGAAGCAGTGCTAATATCAAAAGCTGTGCTAAGTCCGTACTGAAAAACAGCCCCACCTGCTGTTCCTATAACGTACATTTTAGTTCCATCAGTCTTAAAGAAAATACCCTTTGGAGATGTTTCTTGAGATGCTACACTAAATGATTTGTTATCGTAAGATGGGTTAGAAAGGCTAAACCCTTCAGTACCAGCCACAACAGTACCCAAACCTTCCACGTAACGTGTAGGCTGTACACCATTCTTTACTTTAAAGTCTTTGTCATTAGCCATGCTTCACTCTCCACTTGGCGTTATATTATGTTAAGGGCTCAAATAGGTTTTCTTTTACAGTAAACTCTGTCGAGCTAGAGCTTGCA